GGAGTGGCGCAGCATCCGCCACCGGCGAGAGGGGCGCAGCATATGCCACCGGCGATAGTGGCGCAGCATCCGCCACCGGCTGGAGTGGCGCAGCATCCGCCACCGGCGAGAGGGGCGCAGCATATGCCACCGGCGAGAGGGGCGCAGCATCCGCCACCGGCGAGAAGGGCGCAGCATCCGCCACCGGCGATAGTGGCGCAGCATCCGCCACCGGCGATAGGGGCGCAGCATCCGCCACCGGCTGGAGGGGCGCAGCATCCGCCACCGGCTGGAGTGGCGCAGCATCCGCCACCGGCTGGAGTGGCGCAGCATCCGCCACCGGCTGGAGGGGCGCAGCATATGCCACCGGCGAGAGGGGCGCAGCATATGCCACCGGCGATAGTGGCGCAGCATCCGCCACCGGCGATAGGGGCGCAGCATCCGCCACCGGCGATAGTGGCGCAGCATCCGCCACCGGCTGGAGTGGCGCAGCATCCGCCACCGGCTGGAGGGGCGCAGCATATGCCACCGGCAAATACTGTGTGGCTATGACAACCGGCTTTTTGGGGCGCGTTATGGGCGATATCGGCAACGCTATTGTCTGCGTAGAGCGTAGGGATAATGGAGAGATCGCCGCCATCCTTGCTGGCATCGTTGATGGTGAAACGCTGAAGCCCGGCGTGTGGTACACCGTTAAGAACGGCAAGTGGACGGAGGTGTAGCGATGAACCGACTGAAGGAACGGCGGCTGGAGCTGGGGCTGACGCAGGAGGCGGTCAGCGGCATTCTGAAGCTGGCAGACCCACGGATGGACGTGAGCATGGTGAGCCGGTTTGAAAACGGCGTGTGCCTGCCCACGGAGGAAGTCACGGAGGCGCTGGAGGCGGCGCTGCGGGCCAGCAGGGCGTATCTGTTCGGCGAGGACGAGAAAGCCGAATTGCCCATGCGGACGGCGGAGACAGAGCGCATCGCCGGTCTGATCCCCAAGGGACGCAGGAACGCCATCAGCCGGGAAGACCTGGCGGCGGCGCTGCACACCACCGACCGGAAGATGCGCAAGGCCGTTGCCGAGGCAAAGAAGCAGGGCCTGATGATCTGCAACGACGGGGACGGATATTACCAGAGTGACGAGTTGAGCGACCTGTGGCGGCAATACAGGCGGGAGACAGCACGGGCTATGTCCATACTCAAGGCGCGGAAGCCTATGCGGGAAGTGCTGAAAGCGGCTGGGAGGCTGGCATGAGCGTGTTTGACTACAAGGAACCGAGGGCGGAGCCGAAGTCCTACAAGGTTCCGCGCTGCCCGGTTTGCGGCGAGGAAACCGACACCCTGTACAAGAATATTTACGGCGAAACCGTGGGATGCGATGTGTGCATTCGAACGGTGGACGCATGGGAGGAAAAGAAATGAGCTTGAGTTTGTATCACATTGACCAGGCGCTGGAGGCGCTGATCGACCCGGAGACTGGGGAACTGCTGGACTACGATGCGTTTGAGCAGTTGCAGATGGACAGGGAGCACAAGATTGAGAACATGGTGTGCTGGTCCAAGAGCCTGGACGCGGAGGCAAAAGCCATCCGGGACGAGGAAAAGGAGCTGGCGGAGCGCCGCCGCACGGTGGAGCGCAAGCGTGACCGGCTGCGTGAATACGTTGACCGGGCATTGGACGGGCATCCCTTCCAGACGGCAAAGTGTTCCGTTACCTACCGCAAGAGCACGGCGGTTGAGATCACCAACATGGAGGAGCTGGTGCGGTGGTGCATGGACAACGGCTATGACGGCAAGGTGACGTATGCCGCGCCCACGGTGGCCAAGAGCGACATTGCACCGCTGTTGAAAGCCGGTGTTGCGGTGGACGGTGCGGAGATCGCCGAGCGGATGAACATGGGGGTGAAGTGATGGAGAACCTGGCTATCTATAACGCGGTACGAAGCGTGCCGGACAGTGCCAAAAGGCAGATCGGCGCTGGCCGGTTAAAGGGCAAGACGGACATCAACCCCATGTGGCGGCTGAAGACCCTGACGGAGCAGTTCGGCCCCTGCGGCATTGGCTGGAAGTACGTCATCACAGACAAGCGGCTGGAACAGGGCGCAAACGGTGAAGTGGCCGCGTTTCTGGACATTGACCTGTTTGTGAAGGTAGACGGCGCATGGTCGGAGGCTATTCCCGGCACAGGCGGCAGCGCGTTTGTGGCGAAGGAAAAGAACGGCCCTTATACCTCTGACGAGTGCTTCAAGATGGCACTAACGGATGCTATCTCCGTGGCCTGTAAGGCGCTGGGCTTTGGCGCGGACGTGTACTGGGAGGCGGACAGGAGCAAGTACGACAAGCCTGCACCTGTAACATACCCTAAAGGCACTGTCATCTGCGAGAGCTGCGGTATGCCCATTAAGAGCGTGACGTGCCAGGGCATTAGGTATTCCCCGGATGACATCTCCGACAGAGCGCTGGACAGATACGGAAAGCGGCTGTGCTGGGGCTGCATGAAGGCGGCCAACGCAGCGGAGAAGAAGCATGAGTGACCTGGTAAATGACATCCGAGACAAGAGCCGGATGTTGGACGTGGCCATTACGGAGCTGAAACGGCGTGGGCAGAAATATGCGGAGGCCGAAAAGGCGTACCGGGTAGCTCTGGCCAAACAGATACTTACAGAACGCGACAACGGCGTGCCGGTGACGATCATTTCTGACATCTGCAAGGGCAAGGCGGAGATCGCCGCGCTTCGGTTTAAGAGAGACTGTGCAGAGGTGGTATACAAGTCCGCTATGGAGGCCATCAACTCCATGAAACTGCAAATACGGTTGCTGGACAACCAGCTGGACAGAGAGTGGGGTGCGGCGAAATGAACAAGCTGCACATACAGCCCTGCTGGACGTGCAAGAAGTGCTACGGCGACTGTAGCTGGTCGAGGAAGGCCCCGGAGCCGGTGCCCGGATGGGATGCTACGCCTACGGTGAAGAAAAAAGGAGGCCGCAAGGCGGGCATCATGCACAGCTACGCCATTCACAGCTGCCCGGAATACGAGTGGGACGGGACGGAGGAAGCGCATGGAGAGTAAGAGATGCTTTTTGTGCGGGGCGACCGGCGGGGCGGACCCGCTGGATCGCCACCACATATTCCCCGGCACGGCAAACCGGAAGAAAAGCGAGAAGTACGGTTTGGTGGTGTATCTGTGCCATAACCGGTGCCACATCTTCGGCAGGCGTGCCGTACACAACAACGCAACGACCATGAAGCAGCTACAGCGGTACGGACAGCTAAAGGCCATGCAGGAGCAGGGCTGGACGGAAGATGACTTCCGCAGAGAATTTGGGAAATCATATTTGTAAGGAGATTTGACATGATAAACAGAACGATTTTGCAGGGACGGCTCTGTGCGGATCCTGAGATGCGGAGAACCCAGAATGGTACGGCGGTGTGCAGCTTCCGCGTGGCGTGGAGCGAGACGGTGAAAGACCGGGAGACAAAGCTGTTTCTGAACTGCGTGGCGTGGCAGGGCACGGCAGAGATGATTTGCAAATACTTCCGCAAGGGCAAGGAACTGGCGGTAGAGGGCAGACTGTCTACCCGCGAATACGACGACAGGGACGGCAACCGGCGCAGTGTGACGGAGATGACAGTCGATCGTGTCCACTTCTGCGGCAAGAACGAGGACGCGCAGGGCACGTTCCCTCGGACGGACAGCAATAGCCAGTTCATGGAGATGGACGAGGATGACAGCGATCTGCCTTTCTAAGGGGGTGACGTGAATGGGCAAGATGCAGGAAGAGATCAAGGCATTGCGGCGGCAGAACACGCATTTGCAGAACGTGGTACAGCGGCAGCGGGAACGGCTGGCGGAGGCGGACGAAGCTATTAAAGCCTTTGGCGACATGGTAGACGCCCACTACGCCGCCTGCGCCGTACAGTTTGGCGAAAAGCGCGAGGACTGCGGCGTGCTGTGGGGCTATCACCTGGAGATACCCGCGAAGCTGGTGACGCGCGGCCTGACGGACTACACCGTGCAATATGAGCTGGACAAAGAGCGCGGGGTGTACGTTATCGGCGCGATGCCGAAGGAGTGAGGCCTATGGGCAAGTGCTACGTGAAAGCCTACTATGATTGGATAGAGCAGACAGCGGCGCTGACAGATGCAGAGCGAGGACGTTTGTTTATCGCCATTCTGGAGTACGCAAGAACAGGCACCCCGCCGGAGTTGGAGGGTGCGGAAAGCATACTGTTTCCGGTGTTCCGGACGATGTTGGACAGGGACGATGAGCTTTCCGCTAAACGGTCAAGGAACGGGGCGAAAGGCGGCAAGCAAACGCAAGCAAGTTCAAGCAAAATCAAGCAAACCGAAGCAAACGCAAATGACCTCAAGCCTACTAAGACAAAGAAAGAAGACAAAGACAAAGAAAAAGACAAAGACTTATTCCCACCTGACGGTGGGAGTACGCGCGCGAAGCGCTTTACCCCACCCACACTGGCAGAGGTTCAGTCCTACGTGGCTGAACGCCATTCGGCGGTAGATCCGCAAGGCTTTATCGACTTCTACGAAGCGAAGGGCTGGATGGTTGGCAAGACCCCCATGAAAGACTGGAAAGCGGCTTGCCGAAATGCTGAGAAGTGGGAACGGTGGGGTCATGCTCCTGCTGCGCCGGTCGGCAAGACCGACGGTGCGCGTGATGCCTGGATGGGCAAGTACATCAAGGGGGCGAAGACATGAACGCGGGCATCTGGAAGATCGCCACGGCGAAGCTGTGCGGACAGTGCATCCGGGACATGGAGGACGAGTACATCTTCGCCCCCAGATGGCGGCGGACGCTGGGCGGAAAATGCGAACGCTGCGGAGAAAACCGCGTCGTCCATGAGGTGCGGTACACGATGAACAAACGAGGGCTGGAGAAAAGAGGGAAACTGAATGGGCCTGATGAGTAACGACCTGGCGCGGCTTAGTCTTGCGGCGCAGAAGCAGGTCATGGAGAAGATGCGGAAACCGGGGAAGTACAAGGCGCAGAAGACAAAGCGCGGGAAGCTGACCTTCGACAGCAAGAAGGAGGCGGAGCGCTACGACGCGCTGATGCTGCTGCAAAAGGCCGGTGAGATACAGGGGCTGAAATTACAGGTGCGGTACTGCTTGCAAGAGGCGTACACGACGTTTGAGGGCGACCGCGTGAAAAGTATCGACTACATCGCGGACTTCGTGTACGAGCGCAGAACGGCTCCTGACAGCTACGGACAGCGGTACTGGCTGCCGGTGGTGGAGGACGTGAAGGGGATGCGTACCCGCGAGTATGCCATGAAAGCAAAGCTGTTCCGCAGTAGGTACGGGTTTGCCATCCGGGAGGTGTGACGTGGGCAAGCAGCATTTAAGCAGGGACGACCGCATCTTTATGCGTGGCAAGCTGCAAGGCACACGGGAGAACATGGACATGGTGGCAATGGTGCTGATGGACAAGTGCGGCTGGCACGTCCAAGAGGAGACAGCGGACAGCCGGGACACCCACAGCATCGCGTATCTGTACGAGTGCCTGGAGAAGCTGGCGGAGGAGATCAACGAGGGCCGCATCAAGCGGAAGCACATCAAGGACGTGCTGAAGGACGAGTGCGGTGTTGTGTTTGGAGATTGAGATGAAAGTTTTATGTGCGTGTGAGGAAAGCCAAGTGGTATGTATTGCGTTTCGTGCGCTGGGGCATGAGGCGTATTCCTGCGACATACAGGAGCCGTCTGGCGGACACCCGGAATGGCACATTTTAGGCGACGCTCTAAAGGCCATCGAGGGGGGGCAAGTGACCACAATGGACGGACAGGTGCATGATGTGGGGCGATGGGATATGATTATCGCCTTTCCTCCGTGTACCAAAACGAGCAATGCCGGGGCAAGACACTTGTATAAAGGCGGCATGTTAAATCTTCGCCGCTACTATGAAGGGCTTTGCGGCAAAGCGTTGTTTTTGGCAATATGGGCAGCCGACTGTGACAAGGTTATAATTGAAAATCCGACACCAAGTAAAGTATTTGAGTATCCAGAACCGACGCAGGCAATTCAGCCATATCAATATGGACACGAGTTTACAAAAAAGACTTTGCTGTGGGAGCGCGGGGTAAAGCCTTTGATGCCGACAAATGTTGTAAAACCGACGGCGACATGGTGCCCAAGCGGCAGTTACAGCCACAAGCATGGCGAACAGCACAAGGGTATGTTTACCACGGATAGAGCAAAAAACAGGGCAAAAACATTTCCTGGAGTTGCCAAAGCAATGGCGGAGCAATGGGGCGGAGATGTGAGAGGAGGAATGACATGGTGAACGACGCTTTGTTTTCCAGCGACAAAAATTTCTGGGAAACGCCGCAAAAGCTGTTTGACGAGTTGGATGCGGAGTTCCACTTCACGCTGGATGCTGCCGCCAGTGATGGCAACCACAAGTGTGCGCGGTATTTCACGCAAAGCGATGATGGTTTGCGGCAAAATTGGGAGGGCGAAACGGTGTTTTGCAATCCGCCCTACGGGAGCAAGGAAACCGGACTGTGGACGGAAAAATGTTACCGCGAAGGACAGAAACCGGGGACAACGGTGGTTCTTCTGATCCCCGCCCGGACAGACCGTGCCAGTTTTCACGACTATATTCTGGGAAAGGCAGAGATCCGCTTCCTGCGTGGTAGGCTGAAATTTGAACTGGACGGAAAGCCGATGGGGACGGCACCGTTTCCCAGCATGATTGCCATTTGGCGAGGAGGAATGACATGACACGAGACGAGATCGTGACCGCGCTGCGGTGCTGTGCAAACCACACGGCTTGCAATTCGTGCGAGCTCAGGAATACAGGAGAGTGCCTGAGGATTATGCCTGCCGCCGCTGACCTGATCGAGAACCAGCAGCGGCACATCGAGGCACTGATGAAAGCCAACGACAGCCTGAAGGACGCCATTGCACGGCGGGATAAGCAGATAGAGGACATGAAGCAGGGCATGGCACAGCTGGCAAAGGCTGTGGCGGTGAAGGAGGAAAACAATGGAACGACTGACACAGCCTACGAGGACACGGGGCTGACGCCAGGAGACATCAAGGAATTGCTTGACATGGCTGTGTCGAAAACAAACAAGGTTTTGCGACTTAAAGAAGAATTACACACCATAAAGAACGAGCTATGCCAATACTGCGGGAAGTACAAAAACGCACACGAGGGCGCCTGTGACGGGTGCAGATGGAGGGAAATGTGATGGATGCTATTAAGTTTGTAAAGGAATATCTGCGTATGTGCGGCAAATTTTCTGGCTGTGAGGAATGTCCTGCATTTATGACTGACTTTTGCACGGTAAATGTGGAGGAGCAATCGCAGGAAACAGCGGGAGAAGTGGTGAGGGTCGTCGAGGAGTGGTCTGCTGCACACCCGTGCAAGACACGGCAGAGCGTGTTTTTGGAGCAGTATCCTCAGGCTGATATTGATAACACCGGGCTTTTGATCCTGTGCCCTAAGCGTATTTCTGCTGATATACGGGTTACCGCCGATTGTTTGCGCCAGGGGTGCTCCGATTGTCGCCGCGAGTTCTGGATGCAGGAGGTGGAGTGATGGAAAATCTGTTGCAAGACATCGCCAGCGGGCTGTGGATTGTGATAGGCATTCAGGTCCTTGTCTGGCTGAAGCATTGGAATAAGAAGTTCAGTGACCTGTATGATGAACTGAAATGGGAGGTGGAGTGATGGAACGAATGACAAAACGCGAAAATGGGCACGTGCATTACCCGAGATGCTTTGAAGAACCGTGCGGCGGCATGGGATGCCGCACTGAGGACTGTGAAGTTAAGGTCGAAATCCGCGAACGCCTTGCCGCTTACGAGGACACGGGGCTTGAGCCGGAGGAAGTCCTGCCGAAAGATAAGGCAGACGAGATCGCACTGAAGCTGATGCGTCTTGCTGATTTAGAAAGCCTTTGCAACTATACCCGCCTGCGGGAGCTGGCGGAGGCCGACAAGGATGGTCGCGTGGTGGTGCCGCCGTGCAAGGTGGGCGACAGGCTTTACGAAGTAACGGGTAGAAAAACGATCAGTGTGTATAAAGTTAAAGCCATCCGCGTGGAATTGTTCGGCTTGTTTATCGAGTGGGACATTGTAGAAGGGTTTGTTTGGCAATCGCTGTCAGGTATAAACGCCGGAGAAATCGGTAAGACCGTATTCCTCACCCGCGAGGAGGCGGAGAAAGCATTGGAGGCAACGAAGGATGCTTGACCTGAAACATTTCCCTTTCTGCGGGGGGCTGGCAGCCATAAGCGTAGACCCTGAAGCTGTCGTAGATACGGAAGGAAGGCGCTGGGCGTACACCGTGGTATGCAATATGTGTTGCGCAACATCTGGGCTTACATATCTACCTGAAAAAGCGAAAGAAGCATGGAATAGGAGGGCTGACAATGGCTGAATACATTGAGCGTGAAAAAACGGTTGAACGGCTCAGAAGTCTCGGTAATAGAGAATACCGCAAAGAAAAGGGAACTATTCAGGATGCAATCAAGATGATTTCCTACCCAGAGTATACGCCCGCCGCTGACGTTGCGCCGGTGGTGCATGGACGGTGGATTCACGATGGGCGCAGGATTGAGAGTGGCATTGATTGGTGCCATTGTAGCGAGTGTGGGAAATCAGATAACTTTTGCGCGCGCACAAACTATTGCCCCCACTGCGGCGCGAAGATGGACGGAGGTGATAGCGATGCGGCTGATTGATGCGGAAGAATTAGAGCGCTTGTTTAACGAGCAAATTGAACGAGGCGCAACAGATGCGTTTGATGCGTTTGATGATGCTTTGCAAGATGCACCCACCGTCGATGCCGTGGTCGTGACGCACTGCAAAGACTGCTATCAATCAGTGGTGATCGGAAATGTCCTGCACTGCACCTATTGGGCAAAGGACACGGACGAAAACGGATATTGCCACGAGGGAGGATAAGCCAATGGCTGAATACATTGACAGGGAAGCGTTACGCAAAGTTTTAGAGAATTGGCGGGATGCTCATGCGGATGTTGATGACGAACAAGGCTGTGGGCTGCTTGAAGATGTGATATGGGAGGTAGACGCACAGCCTGCCGCTGATGTTGTCCCGGTGGTGCGATGTAAGGACTGCAAGCATAGCTGGGAGGATTTAGGCGGACTGACGTGTTCGCATGGTGTCTGCGTTGACTGCGTTGTTTTGGGGGATTTTTATTGCGCTAATGGCGAGAGAAAGAAGGGCGCGGACAATGGATGATATATCTATTAAAGAACTTGGACCAGGTGTAATCCTTGAGGGCACAAAGCCAGACGGAGAAAGATACGGATACAGCATACCGACATGGCCCCCTGGTGATGGCGGACCGGGGTATAGAGGGCACGAACTTGAGATAGACGTATTCTATGGAGGCGGAGGCGGCGATGCAGAGGGGTGATGTGATCCGGGCGCGGTTTATGACGCTGCCGAGCGAGTACCCCGGCTCCGGTGCCAACGATGAAAAGCGCTTTCCTGTCCGCAAGGGCACGGTGGTGTATGTGCACCCGAAGGGGCGGTACATCGTGGCGGAGTGCGGCGGGGTGCGGGAGACGTTCTTCCCGGAGGACATTATAGAGTGCGACCTACCAGGTTCTCTGCCGATGGTGTATGACCTAAAAGAAGCGTTGGTGACGCTGACGGAGGTGGACAAGAATATCATGACCGCATTGGGGAGGAGGTGCTGACATGAGCGAATTCCCGGAACGGCTTAGAAAGCTGCGGGAGAAAAAGAGATTGAAGCGGTATGTACTGTCGGAGCGCTGCGGGCTGAATTCGGATGCCATACGGCGGTATGAGCTGGGCACGGCGAAGCCGACGATGGATGCGCTGAAGAGTATAGCGGATGAATTCGGCGTGTCGGTAGACTATCTGATGGGCAGGACGGACTATCCCTGCGTGGTAGATATTGCCGAAAAATAAATTTTGAAAATTCCACTTAAAAGTGGAAAAATTGAAAAAACGCACTTTATCATGGGAGATGCAGGGGCAAACTCTGCATCTCCATTCTTTTTCTTTTCCCCCTTCTTTTCCTGATGGGCGGGGCTTCGGCTCCGCCCGGAGGGAGCAATATGCAGGCAGAAGCTGGGTGGATACAGCTCAAATATAACAATTTTTGGTTCGTAGGTTCAAATCCTACTGCCTGCACCAAAAGCGGTGGACACTACCGTTGGGCAATGGCATAGCGCCGCCCTGAAAGTGTGTCAGTAGACAGGACTTCCCGCACCTCTTAGCAATGTGTCCCAGGGAAGACGTTGATGATCTGCTGGTAGAGCGCCAGCAGCATAATCAAAATAAAGCTCAATGGATTTAGGTGAGGCGAAAGCCGGGTACAGACGTGCCAATGACAAAGGCCAGTGGTGGGAGGCCGGTGCGTCAGAGAAAACGAGGTGATAACATGGCTGCGAGACTGACAGACCGGCAGAAAAAGAAAATACTGGCGGATTATCTGGAAAGCGGCAGCTATCGCGCCACGGCAAGGAAAAACAACGTAAACCCTACAACGGTAAAGCGCGTTGTTGAAGCAAGCGACGACTTTGAACAAAAAGCCGCGGAGAAAAAAGCACAGAACACGGCAGACATTCTGGCGTATATGGAGAGCCAGCGGGATGTGGTGTGCCAGATCATCGGAAATGGGTTGGCGGTGCTGAACGATCCGGCGAAGCTGGCGGAGGCCACGCCCAGCCAGATCACCACGGCTATAGGTACGCTGATCGACAAGTGGACGATGATGAACAAGGCATCGGACAATGGCGAGAGCGGCGTGGTGCTGATGCCGGAGGTCAGGGATGAGTAGCGTGGTATGGCGGCCGCAGGAACGGCAGGCCATATTTATGGCGCGGCCGGAGTATGAGGCGCTGTACGGCGGTGCGGCCGGCGGCGGCAAGAGCGACGCGCTGGTCATCGAGGCGCTGCGGCAGGTGCATATCCCCTGGTATAAGGCGCTGATATTGCGAAAGACGTTCCCGCAGCTGCGGGAGCTGATCGACAAGACGCTGAACTATTACCCGCGGGTATACCCCAAGGCCAGGTACAACGGCAGCAGCCACACATGGCGGTTTCCCTCCGGGGCGCAGATCGTGTTCGGCAGCATGAACCGGCCGCAGGACAAGATACAGTATCAGGGGCAGGCATATGACTTTATCGCTTTTGACGAGCTGACGCACTTTACGCAGGAGGAATATGAGTATCTGAAATCCCGCAACCGGCCCAACGGACCGGGGACGCGGGTGTATATGCGCTCCACGGCCAACCCCGGAGGCGTAGGCCACGGGTGGGTGAAGGAGCGCTTCATCACGGCGGCGGCTCCGATGCAGACCATCACGGAGGAGGCTGCGTGGTACACGCCGGACGGCAAGAAGCACATAGGGCAGCAGAAGCGGATCTTCGTGCCGTCCTCGGTATTTGACAACAAGATACTGATGGAAAACGACCCCATGTACGTCCAGCGGCTGGCCAGCATGCCGGAGGCGGAGCGGAACGCCCTGCTGTACGGCAATTGGGACAGCTTCGAGGGGCAGGTGTTCACGGAGTGGCGCAACGACAGCGAACACTATATGGACCGGAAGAACACCCACGTGATCGCGCCATTCCGGGTGCCGGAGGACTGGGTGATCTGGTGCGGACTGGACTGGGGCTATTCCCGGCCCTTTTCCGTGGGGTGGTACGCCGTGGACCGCAACAGGCGGATGTACCATATACGGGAGCTATACGGCTGCGCGGGAACGCCAAACCGGGGCGTGATGTGGGAGCCCACAAAGGTGGCGCAGGAGATACGGAGGATCGAGGACGAGGACCCCAACCTGAAGGGGAAGCAGATACACCGGGTGGGGGACCCGGCCATCTGGCAGAGCGACGGCACGGAGAGCGTGGGCGCGCTGATGGAGCGGCAGCGGGTGTACTTCGAGAAGGGTGACCACGCCAGGATCAACGGCAAGATGCAGGTGCACCACCGGCTGGCCTTTGACGAGGACGGCGTGCCCATGCTGTATGTGTTCAGCACCTGCAAGCATTTTATACGGACGGTGCCGAACCTGGTCTATGACCAGAAGGACGTGGAGGACATCGACACCGACGGCGAGGACCACATTTACGACCAGCTGCGGTATGTGTGCATGCGCAACCCCATAGGGCCGCGGGAGGAATACAGGACGGTGGAGCGGCCGTATTCCCCGCTGGAGACAGAGGACGAGTACAAGCCCAGCCGGTACGCATTTTATCAAGTGTATTAAGGAGGAGCGCATGGAGAGATACGGTATCCCCGGCATCGTACCGGAGGAGCAGGACATGGCGCCGGAGATGGCGGCCATGCTGCTGCAGCGGACAGAGCAGACGCCCACCATCACGGACCGGGACGTGGAGCGGGGCATCGACCTGCTGACGAAGTACAAGGACGGCAAGAGCAACCTGGAAAACCGCATCGTCAACGACGAGCTGTGGTGGGAGCTGCGGCACTGGGAGGGCATCGGTCAGAGCAAGGCAAAGCGGGTGGACAAGAGCGGCAAGGAGGTCACGTCTACGCCGCCGGAGCCAAAGCCGTCCTCCGCGTGGCTGTTCAACACCATTCAGAACAAGCACGCCGACGCGATGGACAACTACCCGGAGCCGGTGGTATTGCCCCGGGAGCGCAGCGATGAGCAGAGCGCCAAGACGCTGAGCCAGATATTGCCGGTGGTGCAGGAGTACAACCACTTCGAGCAGGTGTACTCCGACAACTGGTGGGAGAAACTGAAGCACGGCACGGCGGTGTACGGCATTTTCTGGGATCCGCAGAAGGACAATGGCCTGGGCGACATCGAGATACGGGACATCGACCTGCTGAAGCTGTTTTGGGAGCCGGGCATCACGGACATCCAGAAGAGCCGTAACCTGTTTATCGTAGACCTGGTGGACAACGACCTGCTGGACAGCGAGTACCCGCAGCTGAAGGGCAAGCAGAAGGGAAAGGTCGTGGACGTGAAGGAGTACATCTACGATGACAACGTGGACACCAGCGACAAGAGCGTGGTGGTGGACTGGTATTACAAGGTCAAGACGCCGGATGGCAGGACGGCGCTGCACTACATCAAATTTGTAGGCTCCACGCTGCTGTACGCCAGCGAGAACGACCCGGAGTACCGGGAGCGGGGCTTTTATGACCACGGTATGTACCCGGTGGTGCTGGACGTGATGTACCCGGAGAAGGGTACGCCCATCGGCTTCGGCTATGTTGCCATCTGCAAGGACCCGCAGCTGTACATCGACAAGCTGAGCGCCAACATCCTGGAAAACGCCATGATGGCCACGAAAAAGCGTTTCTTTGTCAGCGACACCACGGCCATCAACGAGCAGGAGTTTTTGGACTGGAACCGGCCGCTGGTGCATGTGAACGGGCCGCTGGACGACGGACGCATACAGGAGATCGTGACGCAGCCGCTTTCCGACATCTACGTGACTGTGGCGCAGATGAAGATCGAGGAGATGAAGGACACGGCGGCCAACCGTGATGTGAACTCCGGCGGTACCACCAACGTGACCGCGGCGGCGGCCATCGCAGCACTGCAGGAGGCGGGCAACAAGGCCAGCCGTGACATGATCGCCGCCAGCTATCGGGCGTATACGCAGATCAACACCCTGTGCGTGGAGCTGATGCGGCAGTTTTACGACCTGAGCCGCAGTTTCCGCATTACAGGTGAGGGCAGCGAGTACCAGTTCATCGACTTCGACAACACCGGCTTGCAGGACCAGGTGACCGGGCTGGACACGATGGGCAATCCCATGTTCCGCCGGCCGGTGTTCGATTTAAAGATCAAGGCGCAGAAGAAAAACCCCTTCAGCCGCATGGAGCAGAACGAGCGGGCCAAGGAGCTGTACGCAATGGGCTTCTTCGCGCCGGAGAACGCACAGGCCAGCTTGATCGCGCTGGACATGATGGACTTTGAGGGCATACAGACGGTGAAAGAGAAGGTCATGCAGGGGCAAACGCTGCTGAACATGGTGATGCAGATGAGCCAGCAGCTCTCGGCGATCACCGGCGTTCTCATGCCCCAGGAGGAGACACAGGCAGGCGGCGGCACCGACGGCGGGGACAGCTCTTCCGGCGGCGGGAGCGGCCTTGCAAGCGGCATCATGGAGGCGCAGACGCCCATGACCGGGTACGGGCAGGCGCTTGCCAAGCGGAGCACACCCAGCGTATGACAGAGGTGACGATGCACCGCGGGGACAGCTGCTCTGTCAGGTGCAGGGGACACGCCACGGGCGCACCGGACGTGTGCGCGGCGGTAAGCTGCCTCATGTACACGGCGGCGGGGTGGCTGCACAACACGCAGGAGGCGGAGCTGGTGTATGAAAAGCTGGACAGCGGGGACGCGTACCTGCGTTGGCACGGCGGGGAATGGCTGTACGACCTGCTGAAGATCGGCTTTTTGCAGCTGGAAAAGGCGGCGCCGAAAAAAATTTCTGTAAAATTTTGAAAATTCCACTTTTAAGTGGAAAAATCAGAAAAAGCAATGGTACCGTGGGAGGTGCAGAGGCAAACTCTGTACCTCCCTTTTGTTCCGGGCGGCGGGGCGGCGGTTATGAGACACCGCTTCGCCGCAGGAACGGGGACGCCACACGGGAGCGACATGCCCGCGCATTTTTAGGAGGACAAGATATGTACCTTTTTGACATGAGCCTTTGCCTGTTTGACGGCGAGGGCGGCGGGGCGGCAGCTCCCGCAGCACAGGGCGAGACACAAGCGAGCACTGGTACCACCCGCCAGGGCAAAACGGGCGCACTGAGCGACGTGAAGTACGGCAAGCAGCCGGAGAGCGAAGCGCAGACGGAGCAGCAGCCTGACGCCGGGGCTGAGGAGAAGGTAAAGGACGTGGAGACCACGTCCGACGCGCTGGAGGCCAAGAAAAAGGCTTTCAGGGAGTTGATCAACGGGGAGTACAAGGACCTGTACACCCAGGAAACGCAGCGGATGATCGACCGGCGCTTTAAGGAGGCGCGGGAGAATGAGAAGCGGATGAAGTCCTACCAGCCAGTGTTGGATACGCTGATGGAGCGCTACGGCATCGACGACGGGGACGCCGCACGGCTGCTGGAGGCCGTGGACAACGACCACGCCTACTGGAGCGAGGCCGCCGAGGAGGCGGGCATGAGCGAGGAGCAGTACAAGGAGTTCCGCCGGCTGAAGCGGGAGAACGCCGAGCTGCTGCGGAGCCAGCAGGAGCAGCAGCAGAACGAGTTTTTCCGTGCGCAGGGCGAGAAGTGGTACAAGGAGGCGGAGGCCATGAAGGGCAACCCCCTGTACCAGGGCTTCGACCTGATGCAGGAGCTGCAGAACCCGGAGTTTCTGAGCCTGCTGAAGGCCGGGACACCGGTGGAGCACGCCTACCGCGTGCTGCATTTTGACGAGCTGATGGGCAGCGCGGTACAGGCCGCGGCCGCCAGCACGGAAAAGAAGGTGGCAGACTCCGTCCGCGCAAAGGGCAATCGTCCCAACGAAAACGGCACCAACTCCAACAGCGCGTTCGTAACAAAGACGGATCCTTCAAAGCTGACAAGGGCAGACTTTGAGGAGATCGAGCGGAGAGTGGCAAGAGGCGAACGCATTTCGTTCTGATCTCTAACGGCTCCGCTGCGATATGCTGAAAGGAGCTATGAAACTATGAAGAATACCATTTGTGACCTGTACCTGATGCCGGTGGTGCTGAACCTGTTTGACGGCAACACCAACACCACCCTGGACGCCGGTTTGTCCGACGAGATGAAGACGTATTACTCTATGCGTCTTATCAATCTGGCCGAGCCGGAGCTGATCCATGACCAGTTTGGCCAGAAGCATCCCATCCCCAAGAACAGCGGCAAGACCATCGAGTTCCGCAAGTACGACAGCCTGCCCAAGGCGCTGGTGCCCCTGACCGAAGGTGTGACGCCTGCCGGCCAGAAGCTGAGCATGGGCGTCATCCGTGCGACCATCAAGCAGTACGGCGGTTACATCGAGCTGTCCGACATCCTGGAGCTGACCGCTATTGACAACAACCTGGTGCAGGCCACCCGTCTGCTGGCCTCTCAGGCCGGACGTACCTCCGACACCATCACCCGCGAGGTGCTGGCAGGCGGCACCAACGTGGTGTATGCCGGCGGCGCCAAGGACAGAAGCGAGCTGGTGGGCGGCGACGCCACTGAGGCCAACAACAAGTACCTGAGCGTGGACGACATCCGCAAGGCCGTCCGTGCGCTGAAGGTCATGAACGCCCAGAAGATCAACGGCTATTTCGCGGGTATCATTCACCCCGACACCGCCTATGACCTGATGAGCGACAAGAAGTGGGTGGACGTGAAGACCTACTCCGACCCCGACGGTATCTACGAGGGCGAGATCGGCAAGATCGAGGGCGTCCGTTTCGTGGAGACCACCGAGGCAAAGATCTTCCACGCTCCCGACCTGGTGATCGCCGACGGCAGCAACGCCGCTGTGCGTGACCTGACCGTCAAGAGCGCGTCCGGCAAGGTCATCACCGTCACCGAGGCCCTGAGCACCAACCAGGCTGCCGCGCTGACCGGCCGCGAGATCCTGGTGGGCAGCGAGCTGATGGAGGTGGCGTCCGCGGCCGCGGGTGCTGCCGGTTCTGCTACCATCACCGTGAAGGACAGCCCTGCAACCACGCCTGCCGCGTCTGCCGTGATCTATCCCGGTGAGGGCGGCGCAAAGGGCCGCGACGTGTATTCCACCCTGATCGTGGGCGCCGACGCCTACGGCGTGACCGAGCTGGAGGGCGGCGGTCTGCAGCACATCGTGAAGCAGCTGGGTTCTTCCGGCACCGCTGACCCGCTGAACCAGCGCGCCACCGCCGGCTGGAAGCTGACCAAGGTGGCCGAGCGACTGGTGGAGCAGTACATGGTGCGTATCGAGTCCGCCTCTACCTTTGAGAGCGGTCTGATGAACTGACACACAAGCGGAGGGGGCATTTTCCCCCTCCGCCCCGGACATGAGGAGTGATAAACATGGCAGAAAAGAAGCAGAGAACGCCTGAGGAAATGGAACAGGCATTGGCCGCGGCCAACAAAGCGCTGGAGCAGGCCAAGAAGGAGGCAGAGGACGCCAAGGATGCCGCAAAGGCCGCCGAGGAGGTCATGCGTGGCATGTCTGCCAGAGAGGCGGACGACGGCATGGTATCGTTCTACGCTTTCAAGGACGATGACAAATACAAGGACGACATTGTGGTGGGGCTGAACGGCAAGGTGTACCGCATCCAGCGGGGAAAGCACGTCCGTATCCCGCGGCCGGTATACAACATCATCCGCCGGTCGATGGCCCAGGACGCGGCCACGGCGGAGATGCTGGAGGAAAAGGCCCGGGAGTATGAGGCGGTCAAGCAGCAGCTGAACTGACAACTGCATACCACCGCGAGACCAAAAAACGGCTGTGACACGGCGCAGCAAGCGGAGAAGGACGTTATCCTTCCTGCTTGCTGTGCCGTTTTTTCACGGCAGAAAGGAGCGGACATGACGAGGACGATCCCTCTGAAAATCCAAAATGAGTATATCGCCGGGGACAAGGTGCTCATCGGCGCGGCTGGCAGCCACAACGACGTTGTGCTGCGGATGGAGTTCTCCCCGCTGTGGGAGGGGCTGACCAAGACGGTGCAGTTCCGCGATGCGCTGGGGGAGGCCACGATAGAGGTGCTTCTGACCGCTGACATGCTGGAGGCGGACGATACCAGCGTGTATCTTGTGCCGGTGCCAAACGGGGCCAAAAAGTACGCCGGTGAAATGACGCTGTGCGTCAAGGGCGCTGCGGTGTCCGCGCAGAAAGAGACACGGGCCACCACGGCGGTGTACGGGCGGTTCACCGTGGGCGAGAGCAAGTGGGACACCAGTGCGGAGACGGAGCAGGACGTGCCGCCTACGCAGGCGGAGCAGCTGCAAGGGCAGATCGAAAACGTGCTTGCCACCATCGTGGACGCGCGAAAGGCGGCGACGGAGGCGGCGAAAAGCGCAGAAGGCGCGGCATTGTCACAGTCCCGTGCACAGACTTCTGAGCAATACGCGGGTGAATATGCGCAAGGCGCGGCAAACAGCGCAGCAAGCGCATCGTCCAGCGCAACCGCGGCGGCAAGCAGTGCGACGGCGGCAAAGGCAAGTGAGGACGCTGCTGCTGGGAGTGCAGCGAACGCCTCAGCCAGTGCCACCAGTGCTGGCAAAAGTGCATCTGCGGCAAGCGAAAAGGCCTCTGATGCCGCAAACAGTGCATCGGCAGCGGCGACGAGCGCACAGACGGCGCAGAGCGCGGCCGGGGCGGCAAGCAATAGCGCGGGGCTTGCAAGCGGCTCTGCCGCAGCGGCAAAGACTTCCGAGACCAATGCCAAGAGCAGCGAAACAAGCGCCGCAGGCAGCGCCGCAGCGGCGGATAATAGCGAAAAAAAAGCCACGGCGGCGGCCACTAAAGCGGAGGCGGCCAGCAATCATCCGCCGCGGATCAACAGCAATGGCAAGTGGGAGTTGTGGGACTTTGACAACAGCCGGTATGTGGCCACCAGCTACGACGCGCAGGGACCCAAAGGCGACACCGGGGCTACCGGCGCGACGGGTGCGACGGGCGCGACCGGTGCGGCAGCGGGCTTCGGTACGCCCAGCGCCACGGTGGACGCCAATGTAGGCACGCCAAGCGTACAGATAAGCGCCAGCGGACCGGACACGGCAAAGGTGTTTGCGTTTACGTTCCGCAACCTCAAGGGCAACAAGGGAGACAAAGGCGAAAGCGGCGACAGCTACACGGTGCTGGGTCTGTATGGAACGCTGCTGGCCTTGCAGGCGGCGCACCCCACCGGAGAGGCCGGACAGGCGTGGTTCGTGGGTACGGCGGATGAAAACGTGGTATACCAGTGGGACGTGGACAAGGGCCAGTGGGTGAACGTGGGCGCGCTGAAGGGTCCGAAGGGAGATAAAGGCGACACCGGTGCCACCGGCCCACAGGGGCCGCAGGGCGTGCAGGGTATCCAGGGCGAAAAGGGCGAGCAGGGCGCCACCGGCGCGACGGGCCCCACCGGCCCTACCGGCCCGGAGGGACCGGAAGGTCCCCAGGGCCCCCAGGGCGAGACCGGCCCGCAGGGCGAGCAGGGCATCCAGGGCCCGCAGGGTGAGGCAGGCGAGAGTGCCTACACCGCCGCCAGCAAGGGCGGCTACACCGGCACGGAAACGCAGTTCAACAGCGACCTGGCCAAGATCGGGAACAAGGCGGACAAGACGGTTCCCGCAGCGGCGGGCAACCTGGCCGCGCTGGACGCGGCGGGAAATCTGTCCGACAGCGGCAAGAAGCCCGCTGACTTTCAGGCCAAGGTGACGGCAAGCGGACTGCTGAAGGGAGACGGCAATGGCGGTGTGAGCGCGGCAACAAAAGGCACGGACTATGCAGGGGCCAGCGAAACGGTTACGGCCACGCTGCTTGCGGCAAACTGGACAGGTGACGCGGCACCGTACAGCTACGCGCTTACGGTAAGCGGTGTAACGGCCACCAGCAATCAGGAGGTCTTACCTGCGCTGAACATCACGGCAGAGCAGTTGGAAGCCTTGCAGGGCGCAAACATTCAGGACGGCGGACAGACGGCAAACAGCATGACGCTGAAAGCTTACGGTGACAAGCCGACTATTGACCTGCCTATCCGCGTGATAAAGAGAGGTGACTGAGCATGGCTAATATTATGAGACTTGGCGGTGGTGTAGGGGGCGGTGGAGAACTGAATGTTGCCTATGGTCTTACCCCGCCCAGCGATACAAGCAAGCTGTGGGTACGGGTTGCAGATGAACCTAATTCTGTAACTGTTCAAGCAGTTATACCATTCGGTAATGAGGCGGTCACTGCGTATGGAGTCAGCATTCCGAACGATACTGCTGCACAAGGATTAACGTATTGCAATGGTTTACTTTACATCTTTTCCAGGTTGGATATGTATGTGTATGAAAACGGTTCGTGGTCTAAGTTTTTGACTTTCAGTAGCGATGCATCAAGAGTACATTACACAGCACCTTCTGTAGTTATCGGTAAAAAAATCTTCCGATTATTTGGTCACTCAAATGGCTCTGCTATGGGGAGTTCTTCAAGTATTGGGGATAATATAACCAGAATACTTGTAATAGACACAGAAACAAAAACTTATTCGGATGTTAGTGTGCCCAGCATAACTTCTTGTTGCCAACTTGGCAATGCTGTTGTAGTAGGTAAAAAAATCTATTTTACTGCTGGACAAAATGGAGCATATGATACTTCTGGGTATGTAGGTTCTTCCCACATATATGAAATAGATTCTGATGACCCATCAACTGCTACGGATATAGGATATTTGTACACTACTTCTGCTGACATGAGAGGAACCTCTGTAGTAGCTGCTGGCGGTAAACTATATGCAAGACACGGAGGTTCCGCAGCAGAAGGTTCCGTGCCATATACAGATTGGATGGAGATTTTTGACTTAGAAACAAAGGTTCTGACAAGAAATCGAATATCCATAAGTAAAGGTGGTCAGGGCAGTTGTTTTATGCCTGGAATAAACATAGGAAAGTACATTTATTGGTTCGGTGGAATACCTAAAGGAAAAATACCAACCAGTTTTATAAATACACACCGGACTACCTATGCACAAAGATATAACATAGAGACTGGGGAATTTGATTTTGTAACTGTCGGAGAACATGCTGGTATTTACATTAACTCTGTCCTGTTAACAAACTCAGAGCTGCTTTTTGCTAACTATGGAGGGGATGCTCCACTTTACAAATTCAAAGGAGCTTATGAGCTGGAAAACGGAAAACTTTTTATTCAAGAAGGGTTCTTGGACAACACATGGAACGCAGTTAAGGGCAAAGACTGGGACTTGAAGGTAGGGGTGAGCGGAGTGTACCTCGGAGGCACTGATGGCTATGCACAAGCCAAGGATGCATACCTTTATGACCTCACTCAGCAAAAATGGATTTCCCTGGATGGCACACCGTTTGGGGGGGGAGTAACACCTGAGCCACCCCCTACACCAACCCTTGAGGGGACGTGGGTGCTGAATGAGCAGTTGTATCCTGTAAATAACTTCAACGAGAAAATAGGTTGCAATGTATTCATCAACAACACAGCTACAAAACACGGAATTACAACAATAGTTAGCACTGAAACAGATTTGAAATTTTATAAGGGAGGAGGTATCGAATATTCGCTGATATACGCATCACAAACATGGAACTTGAATGCCAAAGTGACTTCTATTCAATTCTACGAGGGTGCAACCGCTTCCAACGAATTCATGGCGTGGTTGACAGCAAACGCCACTAAACAATAAAACAAGGAGGAAACAAACATGTACACAGGTTATATCGTAAAGGCAGGAGAGACCTGCAAGGACGAACGGGTAGCAAAGGCTATCAAGAACTTCAAGTACGAGGGCGAAACGGTACTCTGCGTGGGGGAGGAGGGGTACATCACCGAGATAAATACACTGCGAACGGCAAAGAGCATTGTTGGGGAGCAGGCCAGTTCGGAGGCGTATCTGGCGGCGTATCTGGAGAAGCTGAACAACCCGGCGGAAGAGAATGGCGGGGAAGCGGAGTAAGGAGGAGCGTGTACGCGGAATAAGGGCGGGGAGAATTACTCCCCCCGCCGAATGTAGGCTTCTTCGGCATCGATCTGTGCCTGCTTGAGCGCGGCGACGGCCTTTTCAAGCTGGGCAATGGCGTCGGTGACGGCGTTGAACAGAGTGAAATACTCGGGCATGGGAACACCTCCTTTCTGCAAGCAGGATAGCACAGGTGGCGTGTCAGAAACGGTCGAAGGGTGTCGAGGTGCAAAAATAATTTGAGAGGAGAACGCGGCGAATGGAACCGTGGGTACAGCAGATCGCCGTACCGCTGGCGGTAGCGGTGCTGACAAGCAGCGGTTTGTGGGCACTGGTATCGAAGCGGGCGGACAAGAACAACGCAGAGCGGAAGATGCTGGTGGGTCTGGCGCATGACCGCATTATCCATCTGGGCATGGTGTACGTGACACGAGGGTACATCACGCAGGACGAGTACGAAAACCTAAATGACTATCTGTACCAGCCGTATGAAAAGATGGGCGGCAACGGCAGCGCAAAACGGGTCATGGAGGAAGTAAGGAAGCTGCCCATCAAGCGAGAGGCGTAAAGCCGGAAAGGAAGTAACTATGGACATCAACACTATCGGAGTGGCGACTGTTGCCGCTATTATCGTGATCTGCTATCTGATCGGCATGATCGTGAAGGCCACGGCGCTGGACAACAAGTGGATCCCCATTATTTGCGGTGTGTGCGGCGGCATCATCGGTGCGCTGGCGCTGGCATGTCACATGCCGGATTTCCCCGCCGAGGACTATTTTACGGCGGTCGCCGTGGGCATTATGTCCGGCCTGACCGCAACGGGCGTCAATCAGGTGTTTAAGCAGATGAAGTCTACCAACGACGAGGAGGCTATGTAAATGGCCGCGCCGAAGGTATACCTATCCCCGGCTATGCACAGGGCGAACCCCTGCGTGTATCCCCGCCCGGACGGGAAACAGTGTTATGAGGCACTGGAAAACAACGAGTACATCGACATTCTGGAGCCGATCCTGAACCGCTGCGGCATTGCCACTAAGCGCGGGTACCGGCGCACCCCCATGAACAGCGACAACGGCGACGCCATCATGAAGCAGAACGTGAGGGAGAGCGACGCGTGGGGCGCAGATGTGCATTACGTCAGCCACACCAACGGCAGCGCAGACGGCAAGGGCAACTCCCGGGGATGCTTCCCTATGTACTACACCTACTCCAAGAACGGTAAGAAGCTGGGCAAGATCATGGTGAAGTACCGGAAGGAGGTCTACCCGCGCACGGTAAAGCTCGTTCCACGCGCCGATCTGTACGAGCTGAAAAAGACAAACGCTGTGGCGTTCTACGAGGAGCACGCGTTCCACGACAACCTGGAGGACATCACCTGGTTCCACACGCACATGAAGGAGATCGCGGAGAGCGCGGCGAAGGGGCTGTGTGAGTATTTCGGTAAGCCCTATGTGGAGGAGACGAAGCCTGCGGAGCCGTTGGAGCCTATGACCCCCGGCGAGCTGCTGGTGAAGATCATGAACAGCACAGGAACGTGCGGCACGTGGGAGATCGTGAAGTGAGGTGAAGACATGACGGTTACAGATACCATTTCGCAGGCGGACGAGCTGCGGCTGAACACCATAAGCGACGAGCAGAAGGCGGCGTGGGTGATGGGGCTGGACCAGCAGATCGGGGAGAGGATCGATATGGCCTCCTACGTACACAGTTGGCCGGCGGGCGACGGGGAGCTGCTGCTCCCCGCGCCCTACGACCGGGTGTATGTGCTGTATCTGTGCAGCCAGATCGACTACTACAACAACGAAACGGCGCTGTATGGCAACGACAAGGCGGTGTATGACGAGGCGATGAGTGAGGCAATGGCGTGGTGGCGCCGGCAGCACTGCCCGGACAACACCGGGAATGTGCAGGTGATGGGATGAGACTGGCAAGCCTGCCCTATTCCCTGAACCCCAACAAGGTGGAGATGGTGCAGATGCGAGGCATCAACTGGTCGGACGCCATACAGAACGGCGATTTGCGGGACAGCCTGAATTTGTCAGCCAGACGGTGGCCGTACATCACCACGCGGAAGGGACGGTTGAAGCAGACCGGATACCAGAACGTGACGGCGCTGACATCGTGGGACAAGCTGGTGGCGGTGCAGGGGACTTCCCTGCTGTACGACGGGCAGACGGTTGGCACGGTGACGGCGGGCAAGAAGCAGTTTGCCGTGGTGAATACCAAGATGGTGATATGGCCGGACAAGGTGTATCTGGACATCAAGGACCAGACCGTAAAGCCATTGGCGGCGGAGATCACCGGCAGCAAGGCCACGTTTGCCACCAACAAAATAACCGTGAACGGCTGGGCGGACCTGACCACGAAGTTCAAAGCGGGCGACGGCGTGACCCTTTCCGGCTGCACCTCCAAGACGGAGAACAACAAGGATTTTGTCATTAAGGCGGTCACCTCCAACACGATCACGGTGGCGGACAACACGTTTACGGCGGTGAACGAGGCCAGCGCCAGCATTAAGATCGAGCGAAAGATACCGGACCTGGACTACATCTGCGAGAGCGAAAACCGGCTGTGGGGCTGCAACAACGACACGCAGACCATCTATGCCAGTGCGCTGGGCGACCCCACGAATTTTTACGTGTATGAGGGACTATCCACAGACGCCTATACGCTGGCAGTGGGCACGGAGGGGAAATTCACCGGCTGCTGCAAGCTGAGCTCTTCGGTGCTGTTCTGGAAGGAGACAAAGCTGCACAAGATGCTGGGCAGCTATCCGGCGGAGTACGCCATGTACACCTACGAAATGGAGGGCTTGCAGGATGGATGTCAGAAAAGCCAGCAGGTGATCAACGACACGCTGTTCTATAAAGGCCCTCACGGGGTATACGCCTACTCCGGCGGCACGCCGGTGCTGATCAGCGACAACTTTGGCGAGAAGGAGTTTACCGATGCGGTAGCCGGCAACGACGGCGACAGCTACTACCTGAGTGTGAAGGACGGCGCTGAGCACCGGCTGATGGTGTACGAGACCAAGACCGGGATATGGGTGCTGGAGGACGGCACGGAGGCGGTGGACTTTGCGCGGCTGGGCAAGAAGCTGTACATGCTGGCGGGCGGCGACGTGTACCTGCTGGATGGCGAGGACACGCCGCAGACGCAGGAGTGGATGGCGCAGTTCGCCCCCATGTATGAAACCATCGACGGCAAGAAAGCGTATTCAAAGATACTGATGCGGCTGGAGCTGCCGAAGGGCAGCTACATGACGGCACAGATGCGCTGCGACGGGAAGCCGTGGCAGACGTGCGGCAATGTGGTGGGCAAGGAGCACAACGTGACCAGCCTGCGGCTTGCGGCCAACCGGTGCGACAAATTTGAACTCAGGCTGGAGGGCAAGGGCCCGTGCACCATACTGGGCATATCGAGAGCGTTTATGGTGGGGAGTGATGTGAAATGATCGTTTTCCCGGAGAGCATAAACGAGCTGCCGAAGGAGAACCCGTCAGAGGCGCTGGACATAACGGAAAACTACATTAAGTACATGTGCCAGCGCATTGACTGGGCAATGGGCAACGTGACAAAGAACGTCAGCAAGGCGGGCGTGTCCAACGCGGAGATGTACATTCTGCTGACGGCGCTGCAGAATACGGTGTCCGCCCTGCAGAGCACGGTGAACAGCCAGGGGGCCAGCATATCGGCGCTGATGCAGAGCGTGACGGTACTGAACAATGACCAGACCGCGCTGAAAAACCGGGTGGCCACACTGGAGAACAATTACACGGCGCTGGAGCAGAGAGTGACGGCGCTGGAGAACAAGACATAAGGAGGATGCCTATGGCTATACGGAAAAACAAAAAAGCAACGACCGGCAGTGTTATGGGCGCAGTAAGCGGACTATTCGGCGACCCGAATAACCGGCGCAACATGGCGAACGCCATCGCCATGAAAAAGGCGGCAATTAAAAACAACGCGGTCAATGGCGCCCTGGCTGGCGCATTGGGCGGCGCTGTGGGCGGCGCACTGAACTACGGGAACAGCGGCGGAAATTCCGGCGGTGGCTACACGCGGGTGGAAATGCCGGTAGATGTGGGCGCACTTCCCACCTTCAACAGCTCGTATCTGGATCAGCTGAATGCTTTGGCGCGGCAGCTGACCAGCATGAACTATGAGGACTGGACAAAGGGCAGCCAGTACCAGTCGCTGGCGGATCGGTATGGCAACAACGGACGGATGAGCATGCAGGACGTATTGGGGCAGGTGGCCGCCCGTACCGGAGGCTTGGCCTCCAGCTATGCCACAACGGCGGCGCAGCAGCAGTACAACCAGTACATGGCGCAGCTGGAGGAAGTGGCGCGGCAGATGTACTCCCAGGAGCGCGGCGACATTATGGACACCGCCAATTTGTACCGCAATCTGGCAAACGACGAGTACGGCCGCTATCGGGACAGTTTGGCCGATTACAATGATCGTCTGGCGGCGGCACAGAGCGCGGCACGGAGCGCATACAGCGGCAGCGGATACGCCGGCACGACAAGCATTGACCGGCTGAAAAGCCGCAGCGGCAACGGTGGCTCCGGCGGCAGCGGCAACGCAAGATACAGCAGCAGCACGGCACTGAACCTGGCCACCAGCAACGCAAGGACCACCAGCGGTCAGGTGATGGCGCTGGAGGCTATGTACGAAAACGGGAACATCACAAAGAAGCAGTACAGCGATCTGGTATACGCCGTGAAGAACCCGGGGAAATAAGGAGGGCGCGATGGGCTGGAAGCAGACATTTCAGAAGAAAATGAAAGCTGCGGGGATGGAAAACGACATCCCCGCAGCAAACCGCAATGCAGACAGCGGTGGGTGGCAGGATAAGTTTCGCAGCAAAATGGAAGCTGCCGGCATGGGCGGCGACATTATCCGCACCGGAGGCAGAACGGCGGCGGATGTAGCGCCCAGTACCTATAAGCCGGACACGTCTATGCTGGTTACGCCGGGCGTGCCTGCGGGGAACACAACAAGTGCGGCGGGGAAATATAACGTTGGGCAGGGGCTTGCAAAGGCCGGACAAATGGGCCTGACACAGATCGCCAAAGTGGGCAGCTCTGCCGGCGCATGGATAGAGAACCTGCTGGGTGATTTTGCCCGGGAGGGCTCAAACGGCTACTGGGACCCGGACACCAGCAACTGGCTTTTCAACCGCTGGAACCGGGCTATTGACGCGGAGGCGCAGGGTGTGCAGCAGCGGTACGCAGAAAACACGGCACGCGGCGGGAAAGCGGCGCAGGTTTTTGAAGACCTGGGTGCGGCGACGGTGGCGGCGGTGCCGCAAGCCATTGCGGCGCTGTTGACCGGCGGCGCCAGCACGGCGGCACAGGCAGGCGCACTGGCGGAAAACGCGGCGGCTTCCTCCGGTCTGGTCAACACCATTTCCCGCAGTATGCGAGCAATGGCGAAAGACCCGAACTTCCAGCTCTCCTTTGCACAGGTATTTGGCCCCGGCTATGAGCAGGCAAAGGCGGACGGCGCGGACGATTTCCGCGCATCCGTGTACGCCATCGGCAACGGACTGATGAACGCCGCCGTGGAAGTGGGCGGCGGTATCCAGACGCTGCCCCGGGAATTGCAGAACGGCGGCAACGCATGGAAAACATGGGTGGACGCCATGCTGGACGAGGGCAAGGAGGAAGTGGTGCAGGGCGTGATCGAACGCGCCACGCAGAACGCCGTCTATGGACGGGACAACCCCCTTGTCGGTATCGGCAACGGCGCCATTTTCGACCCGGCGGCAGCGGCGGAGGAATTTGCCGGCGGCGCTGTGGTTGGCGGTATCCTGGGCGGCGGACAGGTGGGCGTGAACACCCTTGCCAACCGCGCAGCATACAACGCGGCCAGAGCGCAGTATGACCGGGACGTGCGGCAGAACACTGCGCGGGAGATGGACGGCAGGACGGCGGAGGCTGTGGAGGCGGTGACTCGTGGCGAGACCATCACCGGCAACCAGGCGGCGGCCATTGCACGGGACCCGGTGGCCGTGGAGACGCTGGAGGCCAGCACCGGGGTAAAGCTGGACACGGAAAAGCCCATCAGTCAGCTCAAACGTGAAATTATCGCCCTTGCAAGCCGCGAGACAATGCAGGAGCAGACGCAGCGCACCACGGCTATCCCCCAGACGCAGAAACGCGCACAGAAAGCCGTGGGCGGCTTTATGGAGGCGGGTCAGAGAGCGTATCAGCAGGTGCGGGAGACAAGCGGCAGCGGCGCGGAGGTGTACGCAGGCTTTTCCGCCATGTACAACGCGGGATTGAACGGCGTTGAGGCGGAAAAGGCCAAGGGCAAGTACGCGGCGATGCTGACGCCGGAGCAGCGGTACACGGCGTACAACGCGGGGCTGGAGGACGCCAGAGCGCAGGTGGCACGGGAAAATGCGGATATAGCATCCGTGACCACCACGGCGGGAGCAGGTTTGGCGGACAATGCCTACAGCCGGTACATCATCGCAAAAGACAAGGGCGCGGCATCGGCGCTGAACACCATCGGAAAGAAGCTGGGCGTGCGTATCGAGTTCGTGGACAGCATTATGGACGGGCAGGCCAACGGCCAGTACATCAGGGAGAAAAACCTGATCCAGATCGCGGCGGACAGCACGAACCCCATCTATGAGGTGGCGGGGCATGAGGTCACCCACCGGATGCAGGACCTGTCCCCCGACGAGTACCGGGCGTTCCGGCAGGCGGCGATAGAGTACCGCATGCGGGAGAACGGCGCGGACACGGAAACGGAGGTCGTGCAGCGGTACATGGAGGCGGCGGAGAGAGCCGGCGTAACGCTGACGCAGGACGAGGTGATGGACGAGATCTCCGCGGACTTTGCGGGGCGGATGATCGAGGACACGGATCTGTTCGCACAGTTTGCCAAGGACAACCGCACGGCAGCGCAGAAGCTGCTGGACGGGCTAAAGGAATTTATCGCCAAAGTCAAGGCTATGTTCACCGGCAAGGCAAGAGACAACGCGGCGATGGATGCCTACGGCAAGACCTTCGAAGAGCTGGAGGACATTGCGCAGAAGTGGCAGGCGGCCTTTGACGCGGCGGAGCGGCAGGCGGAGAAAACAAAAACCGCCGCCGGTGAGGGCGACGGTGCAAAGTATCAGATCAAGCGGTTCCCCAATGGCATGAAATACGTTCAGGCGGACAGACAAGTGTTATTTGGCAACGACCCCAAGGCGTGGAGTGAACAGCTGGAAAACTATATCAACGGCAAAATCCGCAATCACGAGGATGTTCGCCTGATTGCCGAGGACGGCGATGTTCTGCTTCTGACAAGTAAATCTGCCGGGAAGCTGAGTAGCATTTACGACAACAATGGTCGAACGATGGATGAAAAAGCATTTGAACGTAAAGCAAATGCGGCTGCTCACATCGACGAACTCATTAAGGTTTCTGAGCGCGGAGGAAAGACTGTCCTTGACTTTGGCGGGCGTCACGGTGACATGGCAAAAGACGGCTGGAACTATCGAACGGCGTATTTCATGGATTTTGATGGAAAGTATTATCGAACGCGCATTTCCGTTGCGCTGGGTAAGGATGGGAGCATTGTCTACAATATCGGGGAAATGCAAGAAAGAAGCACTCCCCAAATTAACGGCTCTTCCGGAAACTCCGGCGCTCAGCGGGGGAATGCTTCTGCTAATAGTATACCCACCGAGGGCGGAAATGTCAAGCCGAAGTTTTCTTTGAAAGCCACGGACAGCACCGGGCGGAAGCTCTCCGAACAGCAGCAGGAATATTTCAAGGATAGCAAGGTGCGTGACGCGGAGGGGCGGCTTATGCCGCTATACCACCAGACGAGTGTGGAGTTTACCGTCTTTGATACGAGACACAAGGGCGCTGGAACAGGGGATAATGAAACGCCGTTCGGGGTATTTTTGAAGAGTTCTTCAAGGGATATTGGCGTGAACGGCTCTCGGCAGATGGAACTCTATGCCGATATAAAGAACCCCTTGCAGGTGCACGACCGCAGCGAATTAGTATCACAGCTTGCAGAAATGTCCTCGGAATATGCAGCATTGAAAAACCGGTCTGATGTTATCGACAAAGAGTATAACCAAAAGTTTGAAAAGGCTAAAAAGGATTTTGTCGATTTCATTACAGAGTGGCGCAGGCAAAACCCAACTGCTTCCCGGTCTGCGCTCTATGAGGTGGACGAGTTCAACAAGGTGTTTGACGCAGAGGACAGCCTTGTTGAGGAATGGGGAAAGGCAAAGGATGATTTGGCGTTGCAGGCAAAAGAGGCTATTACTTCTGCGTTGAGAAATAACGGGTATGACGGCGTTATTATTTCCGAAGATTCCGGCAGCTTTGGCAGAACAACGGATGCCTATATTGCTCTTGATGCAAGGCAAGTAAAGAACGTGGATAACCTCACCCCCACCAGCAACCCGGATATTCGTTATCAGCTGCGGAGCACAGCGGACATTGAACAGGAGGTGCGGGACCTGAAACGGGAGCGCACGGTACTGGCCAGCCGCAACCGCGCATTGGAGCAGCGGGTGCAGGAGCTGAAGGGCGAAATGCGCATCAGTAAGGAGCCGTCCGTAGTGCTGCGGGACGTGAAAAAGCTGGGGCGCGAAACCATACGCAAGTACGGCAGCGACGTGGAATACGGCGACATTCAGGCCGACATGGAGGCGCTGGGCAAGGCTGTGATGAAGAAAGACGTGAGCATGGCCGACCTGATGCCCTACGCCAGAAACGCGGCGACGGCCATCGTGGACAACACGACGGAGCTGACGGAGCACGGCGCGGAGCTGCTGGAGATCAAAGATTACCTGAAGCGGCAGAAGATCCTTTTCAACGGGGAGATGGACCACTACAACGAGTTCCGCAAGCGGTACATGGGAACGCTGAAGCTGAACAAGTCGGAGGGCTTGCCGGTGGACATCATGTACGAGGAAATGACGGAGATGTTCGGCGAGGGCTATTTCCCCAGCGACGTGTATACCGAGGCGGACAAGCTGCAGCAGATCGCGGATGTGCTGGACAGCATGGACAGCATTTATGAAAACCCCTTTGACAGCTACCGTGACGCAGCCATTCAGGAGATCGCCAACGACATCATTGACGGCATGATCTCTGACCAGGTGCGGCAGAAGAAGACCTTTGCCGACCGGCGGGAGCTGGAGAAGCAGGAGGCCGTGGGACGGGTGCGTGAAATGCTGACAAAGGAGCGGGAAAAGCGCCGGGACATGGTAAAGCGGATGCGCCGGGAGTACAGCGAGAAGACCCAGAAGGGCCGGGAGAAGCGGTACGCCGCAGAGATGCGTGCAAAGATCGCCAGACACACGGGCCCTTTGTCCGAAAAGCTGCTGCGTCCCACGGACAAGAAGCACATCCCGGATGAGCTGCGCGTGGTGGTGGCCGATCTGCTGCGGAACATCAACCTGGAGAGCGCATACAGCTACGACGAGAACGGACGGCTGCGGAAAAACGCCGGCGGCGACCCGACCCGACGGACGCAGGAGGCCGTGAAGCTGAAAAAGGCATACGAGGACATCATTGCCCGTGAGGGGAACATGGTGGTGGACCCCGATTTGCTGGACAGCGGCGGTCTGCTGGACAGTCTGGCGGCGCTTGGCGGAAAGCGTATCGCCGACATGAACGTGACGGAGCTGGAGACCGTATGGAACGCGGTGCGGGCCATCGAGGCCACGCTGACCAGCTACGACCGGACGCTGGCGAACCAGAAGTACGCACGGACCAGCGAGTGGGCGGACAGCCTTATGATGGGCAGCATGAGCCGGAAGCGGCGGAACCGAAAGATCTCGCTGGATATGGCGGACCCGTATACGTTCTTCTCCGCCTACGGCGACGGCGGCATGCAGGTATACCGGACGCTGCGGAACGCGCAGGACCGGGAGCACGTGATGCTGACGGAGCTGCGTGAGGCGGCTAAAAAGTTCCTGGATGCGGACGTGTACAAAAACCGCTTTGAACGGCACACGTTCACCACAAGCCGGGGCGTGGAGCTGACGCTGACCAACGAGCAGATCATGAACCTGTACAACCTGGCAAAGCGCGGTGAGCAGGCCATGAACCACCTGATGGTGGGCGGCATCGTGCAGCCGGAGATCAAGCGGGACGGCAAGCTGAAAGCCATCCCCCGCGGGACGGAGAACATCCTGCTGACGCTGGAGGACGTAAGGGCCATCACCTCCGTGCTGACACCGGAGCAGATCAAGGTGGCGGACGGATTGCAGAAGCTGGCCAGCACGAAGCTGGCGGAGTGGGGCAACGAGGCCAGCATGGCGGTGTACGGCTACCGCAAGTTCATGGAGACGCACTACTGGCCCATCAAGACGGCGAAGGAGGCCACGGCATCCAGCGTGGAGAAGGGACCGGACATCGCCAGAGAGATCAAGAATATGGGCAGCGCAAAGGCCCTGACGCCCAACGCCAGCAACGCGCTGGATATTGGCGGCGTGTATGACGTGTTCGCGCAGAACGCCAGCGACATGATCAAGTACGCCACGCTGCTGGCCCCGATGGAGGACATCAACCGGCTGTACAACTACCGGTACCGGGACAGCATGGGCAACCTGACCGGGAAGAACGTGCGGCAGGTGCTGTCCGGCGTGTACGGCGACGCGGCGCAGAGCTACTGGCGGAATTTGATGCGGGACGTGCAGAACGGCGTGGTGAAGAACGCCAGCGCCACCACAAGGGCCGTGGAGCGCATCGTGGGCAACACAAAGGGCGCCGCGGTGGGTGCGAACCTGCGCGTGGTCATCCAGCAGCCCACGGCGTACTTCCGGGCGGCGGTGGTGCTGGACCCGGAGAACATGGCGAAGGGCCTGGGCAACGGCGTGACCAAAGGCAACGGATGGGACAAGGCCCGGAAGTGGGCACCCATTGCGGGCATCAAGGACACGTCCGGCTTTGACCAGGGCAGCCGGTACACCATCGCACGGGAGGTATACGGCACGGACGGCAGCTTTATGTCGTGGCTGAGCGACAAAAGTATGTCACTGGCCGGAAAAGCCGACGCGGTGACGTGGGGCAAGATCTGGAACGCCTGCGAATGGCAGGTGGCGTCTGAAACGAACCTCGAAGTCGGCAGCAATGCCTATTATCAGCAGGTGGCGGATGTATTTACGGACGTGATCGACCAGACGCAGGTGGTGGACGGCATCATGCAGCGAACGCAGATCATGCGGGACAGCGACGCGCTGACGCGGCAGGCCACGTCCTTTATGGGTGAACCGCTGAAAAGCCTGAACATTTTGATGCGGTCCTACGACGCATGGGTGTATGAAACGAACCCGCAGAAGCGCAGCAAAGCGCTGAAGCAGCTGAAGCGGGCCGTTGGCGCCCTGCTGGTAACGGACGTGGTGAACGCATTGGCACAATCCATCGTGGACGGCCTGCGGGACGACGACAAGGACAAGAAGTACTGGGAGCGCGTTTTGGAAGCCTTTACCGGCATTACAGGGGAGGAAAAGGACTTTGGCGAGGCTGTCAAGAACATCACGCTACAGGGCAATGTGAAGGGCAACATCACGCTGGTAGGCCGTATTCCCTACGCCAAAGACATTATTTCCATTTTGCAGGGCTACACCGTAGACCGCATGGATGCCGGCGCGGTGGACGACATCGTAAGGGCCACCAAGTCCATGATTTCCAGCGCCAACGGACAGGGCAAAAAAACGGCGGCGTACAACGTCAAGCAGTTCCTGACCGTGGTCAGCAAGATCTTTGGCGTCAGCGTGGCGAACCTGGGACGGGATACCTGGGCCATTGCCAGAAGTATTGCCAGCGAGACCGGGAATGTGCGGCTGATGTTTGAGATGGAAAAGGCCATCTACCGCATGGACAAGAGCGCCGGGAACCGGAAAACGTGGTGCGAGTTGCTGTACCGGGCGCAGAAAGAAAGGGACACCGAAACGGCGCGTCTGATCTACCGTGAGATGCTGGCGCACGGCTATGAGGAGACGGACGTGCGGCAGGGCGTGGAGACCATTATGAAGCAGGAGCAGGGCGTAAACTCTGTGAAAGAACTGAGAAACCGGTGGATGGCACCGTAAAACAAAGAAAGGAGCAACGGGCGATAGGCGCAACCATCCTATGGCACCATCCCGCCGCAAGGCGGTCCGCAGGCCTGCGTAAGCAGGATGAACCAGCAGCACAGGGAAATCCGCGCCATGCTGAAGGGCATGGCACCCAAGAGGGCTATCGCATGGATCCAATCTTTTGAGTTACCACAAGAGGAAGCCCAGTGCATCGCGGAGTGCGATGTGCGGCGTCGCAGCTGCGTGGAGCAGGCATTTTGCATGAACGTGTCTGTTGACGTGGTAAAACGATGCCGGCGAAGGGCATACCGAAAAATTGCAGACGGGCTGAACGCAGAAAAAAGCCACACCTGAAAAGGTGTGGCTTTTTATTTGCCGCCGAAAGGGGGACGGCGGCGTGTGTTGGGGGGGATAGCCTGATTATACGGCGAAATAAATAAAAACGCAATAGAGACGCACTGATTTTTAACGCGCACTTATCAGCCACTTTATCGCCACTTTGAAATGGGCATATCCCTGTATGCTTACAGTAAAGAGAGGTGGTCGTGATGTTCGTGCGCTATAACCCAAACCCGGCGGGCAAAAACGTGGGGGATTGCCCGGTTAGGGCCATCTGCAAGGCCACTGGGCAGGGATGGCATGAGACGTATGTGCAGCTGTGTATGCAGGGGCTGGCTTTGGCGGATATGCCCAGTGCCAACAATGTATGGGGCGCGTATCTGAAAAAACTGGGATTTAGGCGGCATATTATCCCGGAGGATTACCCGGACAGCTATTCCGTGGGTGACTTCGCAAGAGAGCACCCGCGTGGTACATATCTTCTGGCGCTGGCGTCCCACGTGGTGTGCGTGATAGACGGAGACTGGCATGACACGTGGGACTCCGGGGCCGAAACACCTTTGTATTTTTGGGAAAGGACGGATGAGGAATGAACTATCCCTATTACGGAAACCCCTATATGCCGCCTATGCCGGACAACCTCGGCCAGCTCAGGCAGCAGCAGATGATGCCCCAGCAGATGCCGCAGATGCAGAACCCTATACCGCAGAGCGGCGTGCAGTGGGTATCGGGCGAACAGGAAGCCAGGAGCTGGATGGTGGCGCCCAACGCGGCGGTGGCCCTTTGGGACAGCACGGCGCCCACGGTGTACCTGAAGCAGGCGGACGCCAGCGGCAAGCCGACGCTGAAGGTATACGACCTTGTGGAGCGGCTTGCAAACGCGCCTGAAGCAAAAAAGGACCCCGGGGCGGAATATGTGACCCGGGCGGAGCTGGACAAACTGGCGGCCATTGTGGCCGAAATGAAGGCCAAGAAGAAGCGCAAGGTAGAGGAGGAAGAGGACGATGAGTAATCCGTTTTATCAGGCGATGGGCGGGAACGTAAACCCGCTGGGGAATTTTGGACAGCTGGTGCAGAAGTTCCAGCAGTTCAAAACAAGTTTTCAGGGCGACCCGAAAGCAGAAGTAGAGAAGATGCTGCAGAGCGGCGCGCTGACGCAGGAGCAGCTGAACCGGGCGCAGGCGATGGCGCGGCAGTTCCAAAACCTTTTGTGATCAATATCGTGGCCACGATTTGATGAAATACATCTTTATCCGAAAGGAGTGACAACAATGGCAATTACTGACGGCAGTCCCACCATGACCATGCCTGTGGCCCCTACCGGCATGATGGGCAGCGGCTTTGGTGGCGAAAACGGATGGTGGGTCATCCTGTTTATCATCCTGCTGTTCGGCTGGGGTCGTAACGGCTACGGCAACAACAACGGCAGTGTGATGGACGGTTATGTGCTGACCTCTGACTTCGCCACCGTTGAGCGCAAGCTGGACGCGGTGAATAACGGCATCTGCGACTCCACGTTTGCCCTGAACAACTCTATCAATGGCGGCTTTGCTACGGCAGAGCTGTCCCGCGCAAACCAGCAGGCGGCGCTGATGCAGCAGCTCACCTCTATGCAGATGCAGAACCAGGAGTGCTGCTGCGAGAACAGGGCAGCTATCGCTCAGGTGCGGTACGACATGGCGACGCAGGCCTGCGACACCCGCAACACCGTGCAGACGGCGGCCCGGGACATCGTGGAGAACGCGAACGCCAATTCCCGTGCGATTTTGGACTTCCTGACGCAGAGCAAGCTGCAGGATCTTCAAAGCGCCAATCAGGAACTGCGCCTTGCCGCATCTCAGGCTGCGCAGAACAACTACCTGATCTCCCAGCTGCGGCCCACGCCCATTCCCAGTTACCCGTCCTGCAACCCGTGGGCAAGCGGCAGTTATACCGGCTGCTGCGGCTGCTGACAACTGCATAGCACCAGCTGTTCGGAATTTCCGAACTGTTCAGCCCCGTGCTGATACTGACACCAACGCGGCGGGGCAATAGCTCCGCCGCTGTATTTTGAAAGGAGTGATCATTTTGGCCGAGTTTACCAACGCCAATATCGTGACTGTGGCCGCAGGGCAGAATGTGCCTCTGACGGAAACCGCGGTCAACAGCAAGCCGTGCATCGTACATCGTGAGGGTGCCGGGGTGGTGACGCTGCGTGGACTGACGAACCAGTGCAGAGCGCTGTACAAAGTCACTTACGGCGGCAACATCGCCATTCCCACCGGCGGCGCCGTGGGAGCCATCACCGCCGCGCTGGCCGTCAACGGCGAGGCGCTGACCAGCGCCACAGCGACGGTGACGCCTGCTGCCGTGGAAAATTATTTCAATATCTACGTTTCCGCGCAGGTGTGCGTACCGAAGGGCTGCTGCCTGACGGTCGCCATGAAGAACACCAGTACGCAGGCGGTCAGCTTTGCCAACAGCAATTTGACCGTTGAGAGAATTGCGTGAGAGGAGGGACGACATGAACATGAAGGAACTTTTCGGCATCCGCGAGATGCTGTGTGACGAGCTTTCCGAGTATGCCGGCAAGCAGGAGATGGGCACCGGAGAGCTGGACGTGATCCACAAGCTGACGGCCTCTATCAAGAACATTGATAAGATCGCCATGTTTGAGAGCGGCGGGTACAGCCGTGACGATGGGTATTCCCGCGAGGATGGGTATTCTCGCGGCGGCGACTGGGATGCAAGCATCCGGGGTACGTATGGGCGCGGCAGCTCGTACCGGCGCAAGAGAGACTCTATGGGCCGGTATAGCCGCGATGACGGGTATTCACGCGATGGGCATGCCAAAGATGTGATCGAGCGCATGATGCAGGACACCGACGATCCCAACGTGAAAGAGGCGTTGCGGCAGTGCATGCACGTGGTGGAGAAGGGCTGACGTTGCTAACACGTTACTAGCAAGCGTGTTTTATAGGAAATAAGAAAATCCCTGTAACAGTTGTTGTTACAGGGATTTTTTTGGTGGAGACTGCTGGACTCGAACCAGTGACCTCCTGCGTGTGAATTATGGTGCACAAATATTTACAACTATTCTGGATGATTTAAGCGGTTTTTGGCGATTGTTTTACATGAAACTGTAATGTAAAACTGCATAAGACTTTTTTAGTTTTTTTCGGTTACTGACAAATTGCTAACACGTTCCACCTCTGATATTAGTTTTTCTGCGTCGGCGTGGACATAGATGTTGGCGGTGGTGGAGAAGCTCGCGTGGCCGATGATCTTCTGCAAAATTTCCGGCTGTATGCCTACGCTTCTTGCCCATGTTGCGTAGGTGTGGCGCGTGGCGTGGGGCGTGTGCTTTGGGATGCCGAGCTTTTCCAGCAGAGGGTAAAAGTCACGTTTGCGGTAATTGGCGGGGATGCGCTGCCCGTCGTAGCCGGACAATAGCAGATCGCCGTCGGCCCGGTCGGCAAAGTAGGAAAAATACTTCCTGCCCTCCGGACGTATTGGGATGACGCGGTCTCTACCGGCTTTTGTCTTTTCTCCTCCGATGACATACGTCTCGTGGTAGTCCACCAGCGGCAGGGAAAACAATTCGCCGATGCGCATACCGGTGTAAAGCAGCATGAGGGCGATTTTGGCAGCATCGGAGCCGTCTTTTTCCAACAGCGCGATCTCGTCATCCGTAAAGATGGCTTTTTCTTTTTTGACCTGCTGGGGGAGCTTGACGTATTTGGCAAAATCGGTGGTGGCGATCTCCTCACGGACGGCCCAGCGGGACATCTGCGTCATGAGCTGCTTGTACTTGGACAGCGTTGAGTTGGACTTGGCCATGTTGCTGTCGATAATCGCCTGAAAATCCTTTGTACGCAGGTCGCGGAATTTCTTGCCGTGGAGACTGGCGCAGGCCTTATAGGAAATGTCGTAGGCTTCTATCCCCTTCGGACCTATTTCGCGGAAGTGTTCTGCTTTCCATTCCGCAAACACCTCAGAGAACGTCATGTTGAATTTTTCTTCGATCGGTTTGCCGGAAAGCTTTTCCAGCGCAGCCAGCGCGTCGGTTTTCCGTTCGTAATAGCCGATGATCACATGATTTTTGGCAGCGGCCCAGGGGCGTGTACGGCGGCCGGAGAGTTTATAGACTGTGCCGGCTCCGTTGGGGCGCTTCAGGGATTTGCGGGTTTCTTTGACCTGCTTTTTCCCGCAGATGTGACAGTAAACGGCGCCGGGGACAAGCTCGACGCCGCATTTTATACAAGTGGACATAGGGATACCTCACAAAAGAACAACAAGAAACTTGTGAATTACGTCTATTGAAAACAAGAAACTTGTCATATACAATGTCTGTGTAAAATAGAACAAATGTTTTATACGTCGAGGTTTGGCGTGTGCTTTTTTGCGTAACGCAAGTACATTACAAAAACGGAGGCAAAAATGCCGATGCCGGCGGCAAGCAGCAAAAAGACGATCCATGCGAATACACCGGCCTGCCCGCCCTGAATAAGCCCCAGGTTAGGGACGCGGTAGTCAAAAAAGATATATCCCACGATAACAGCCATAAACATGGCGCACAAAAACGTAAGGCCATAAATAGCAAATTTTGTGTCCCGCGATTTCTTGCGCTGGTATTCAATGGTTTTCGTCATCTGCTCCATGCTGCCCTCAAGGTGAGCTATGCGAACGTCCGCGTCATGAAGCTGCTTCTGATGCTTTAATTGGTCGTTGGCATGCGTCAATTCATCTTCTGTAGTTATGACCGGCTCTATCCCAAAGTATTCATCAAGAGACACACCGAGGGCGGCGCAGATGGCGCCGGCATTATAGACGTTGGGCGCTTTGGATTTGGAAGCAAAAAAGTTTCCGATGGTGGATATGGAAATTCCGGTTTCGTCTGCCAGGTCCTGAATAGTGATATTCTGGCGGTCCCTTGCTTCGCGGCACAATTCCTTTAACGTATCTTCCATTTTTCCCTCTTTTCCCCTTTTTGGCGGTCAATTATCCTAATTCTGTTGCGAGAAAACAGCGGTTTTCCCTTTTTGGCGTTGACCGACCCAACTTAAAACTGCTACGGTAAAGCCGCAGCAGACATGCGTGATGGTTGGCGTGGCTGCTGCAAGTCCCCGCCGCCGTTGCGGAGGCGGCGGGGACGCCTGGACTAAGGCTTGCATACAGAGCAGGCGGTGTAACCGCGGGCAATGGCTTTGGACAGAGATATTTCGTAGCAACTGTCTTTTAGGTAGCGGCAAGACCAGCGGTGGTATTTTCCACCTGTTTCTGTGATATAAACGGGTTTGCTGTCAACTTTTGCTTGTGTTGTAGTTGTGTCTGAGCATGCGGTTAAAAACAGCATGGACGCAGCCATGACAGAGCAAATAAAACGTTTCATTTTTTCTTCCCCCAGTTGCTTCCATAAAACTTACGTTCACGTTTCTTTTTTACGCCGTCCACTATGGGGAAAACGACCATCCAAATAAGAAGAAGCCCCAAACCACATATAATAACTAAACCAAAAATATCACCGGCGGATAAATGCTTTTCCACGGGTACCTCATCGTCTGCGTATGTGGTTGTTGGCGGAGGATCAGAAGCAAGGCCGTTGTCGACAAGCGCATCATGGTAGCCGTCATAGTACCCATCATCGTACCCATCCATAAGCCCGTTGTCGTATGCACTTTCCATATCATCTTTGTCGTAATAACATCCCGGCAAAAACAAAGAGATTGAGATAGCAAGCACAATGATGTGAATAGCGTGAGTTAATTTCGTAAAAATACGCCCCCTTTCTGGCACCTATTATATAACTTGGTGAAGAAATTACAAGTGTAAGACGGGGATTTTAGTACAACTGAATAAAACATGGGATAGAAATTGGACGATTTGACGAAGGAATGAGGGAGAAAATGGACAGAGAGTTGATGGACCTGTTTGTGCAGCTGGGGGAGGCGGAGAAAGATATTATTCTTGCGGCGGCAAAAGCCCTTTTATCTGGAGGAGAAGCATCTCCTTCTGCTCCGGCGTAAGGCGGGACAGCAGAGACAGCATTTCAAGATCGCGCTCATCGGTAACGGTGGGCGCGGTTTCTTTTTGCTCTTCGGTCAGGGTTTCGACCGGAACGCCAAAATAGTCAGCGATTTTTTGCAAAGTTGCAGAATTTGGTTTGCAGCCTGATTTCCAGCGAGAAACAGTTGCTTTTGCAATTCCCATTTCAAGGGCTGCTGCAGTTGGCTTTATGTTTTTGCTGTTACACAGGCGCAGGTAGTTTTGAAAAAACATACAAATTACCTCAAGAATTTTTGTGCAACCAACCGAAGTTTATTTTGTTAGCGTTTTTGGCTTGACTGTCAACAACGTTAGCGTTATTATACGGTTATGGGTTGAATTTGTTAGCGTAATTGCGGAAGGGCGGTGGTGAGACGGCCCGTTGGCAGCGGGCCGCAGAACTATTGAGGCAGCGCAGATGGCACTGCCAGTCGTGATGCATGATGTTTGGCAACTTTATGGTATCACGAAAAGTAAACTTTTGCAACTATAAATTTGAAAGGAGAGAAGAAATGCCGGAAGCATGGACGGGACGACTGATCGGGAGGATGCACAATAACCGCATCACCTACGCCGAGCTGGGCGCGGAGCTGGGGATCGGAAAGGCGTATGTGTGCCAGATCCTGAACGGCGTAAAGAAGCCGAAAGACATCCAGAAGCGGATGGAGAACGCGCTGGACGCCATTATCGAGAGGAGAAAGAAATGAGCAGGATCGCGACGCTGACGCCGCAGGACGCGGCGCAGTACCTGCGGGATCGTGGGTTGAGCATATCGCCGGATACGCTGCGGCAGGGCATCCGGCAGGGTGTGTATCCCTTTGGGATCGTGATCGAGATGGAGCGAAGCCCTGTGTTCCAGATCTTCAAGAAGCAGCTGGACACATGGATCGCGGAAAGGACGGTGGAGGAATGAGTTGGTTTGCATGGACGCTGGCGTTTATCGGCGCGGCGTGGCTAAGCTGGGCTATCGTCAAGGGCGTGGAGGCGCTGGGGCGATGAGAGAGCGGAACAGGCGGGCGCGGGAATACTCCCGGCTATGCCGCACCAGGCGATGGTGCAGGCGTATGTGGGTAGTGGCAATCGTCCTGTGGGTGATGCTGCTGGTGCTGGTGGCGTGGTGCCTGACGCTGCCGCCGGTGCAGGAGGACGTTGTGCAATCGCCGCCCACAAGGGAGGTCGTGGAGTTGGAGCCGGAGAACCTGCTGGTGTGCGACATCACCGGGTATTGCGCCTGCTGCACACCCTACGCCCACATGAACCAGCGGGACGGCAAGGTGCTGACGGCATCCGGCCTGTGGGTGGACATCGGCGAGGCCGTGGCGGTAGACCCGGACGTTATTCCGCTGGGCAGCACCGTGACGCTGGGCGGCAAGACTTACATAGCAGCCGATACTGGTGTGTACGGCTACACGGTGGACGTGCTGATGAGCCACGAGGACGCGGCGCAGGCCGGTGTGGTGAAAGCGCTGGTGAAGTGGGAATGATCGGGCTGGTGAACCGGACGGCTCCGCCCTGCAAGGGCTGCCAGCGCAGACACGAAAGGTGCCACGGGGAGTGCGAGGACTATAAAGCGTTCCGGCGGGACGTTGAGGCCAACAAGGCGAAACGGTACGCATCGTACAGCGAGGCCGATTTTTACAGCATGAACAGCGCAAGGCGCGAGAACGCCAAAAAGGTGATAAGAAAGAGGGATGGAAGATGAAGGTCTATAAGGCAACAGACAAGGACATGAAGTGCCGTGGATTCCAGTATACGCTTGGCAAGACGGCGGAGGTCGATGGCGACATTGAACTATGCGAGAGAGGGCTTCATGCCTGTGAGATGCCGCTGGATGTGCTGGGCTATTACGTGCCCGGTGATGGCTCCCGGTATTTTGAAGCGGAGCTGGATGAGGTCAGTAACAAGAAAAGCGACGATACGAAACGCGTCGGCAAGAAACTGACATTAAGCGCGGAGATCGGTATTCCGGGGCTTGTCAAGGCCCAGGTGGAGTACATCAAGGCGCAGTGCGACTTTGACAACGCCATCAAAAAGGCAGACGCTGAAAAGAAAAACCACGCCACCGGCGAGAGGGGCGCAGCATATGCCACCGGCGATAGGGGCGCAGCATCCGCCACCGGCTGGAGTGGCGCAGCATCCGCCACCGGCTGGAGTGGCGCAGCATCCGCCACCGGCGAGAGGGGCGCAGCATATGCCACCGGCGAGAGGGGCGCAGCATCCGCCACCGGCGAGAAGGGCGCAGCATCCGCCACCGGCGATAGGGGCGCAGCATCCGCCACCGGCGATAGGGGCGCAGCATCCGCCACCGGCTGGAGTGGCGCAGCATCCG